AGCAGGTCCGCCAGCTGCCCTGACGTGATCATGGTGTCTCCCTCGCTCGTGGTGCCCTCATGATGCGCTGCCGCCTCGGCCGCCGCTGCAGCAGCCGCCCGATCGGCCCGGATCCGTTCCGCCACCCGGTGCACCGCCTGCCACCCGGCGTTGATCTCGAAATGCATCCCGTCGACGGTGGTCGTGTAGTCCTCGCCCCACCGGACCACCGGCCGGTCGGTCGCCTCATCCACCAGGCCCGCGAGGATCGCCCGCACCGCCCGTTTCTGCGCGAGGCTGAACGTGCCGTGCTCGCCGCGCGGGTGCAGGGTCGCGTTCAAGTCGATCGCGGTCCCCGACGCGTGGTTGGAGAACCCCGACTCTTTCCCCCGGATCGGCCGGTAAGCCCAACCCCAGTCGTCACGGCCGGGCGGAACCATCACCTTCAGGTCGAGCGGTTCCACCTCACGGTGGAAGCGGCGTGCGACCTCCACAAGGATCGTCGCGACGTCCCCCTGCCGGACGGTGATCTTCACACCAGGCGCACCGGGGACCTCAACAGCGGGTGGCGCAGCCTCCAGAACAGTCCACCCGTTCTGCGATATCGGGGTCGGTGTCATGCCCTCATCCTCCCACCAGCAGCCCTACTGCAGGTCGACCTCAACCCATTCGATCCGGCTGGTCGTACCCATCGTGGTCGCCGTCCCAGAGCTCGCGTTCTGCGCCCATTGCATCGTTAGGGTGCCGGCGACGGTGACGTCCTCGATCTGCAGCGTCTCGAACACCGCCGACTCGTTCGTCCCGTCGACGCCGTAGGGGACGCTGGAGGCGATGCCGTGCCGGGTGGAACGCATCGCCGTGTTCGTCGCGTCGGTGGTCCCCGTCTGCGGCCCCAGACAGTGCCGCGACGACTTCGTGACCGTCGCCCCGTTCGACCAGGCCACCTTCACATCGCCACCGGTCGCACCCGTCACCGACAGGTACGCCCGCACGACGTACGACTTCCCCACTTCGAGATCGATCGAGAAATCGTCATCGTCCTGCAGCGCCGTCGAGCTGGTCACCGTCTCCGCGACAGCCTTCGAGATCACTTTCACGGGGCGGATGTCGGACGCGCGTGCCTTACTACCTGCCAGAACCACGACAGAAACTCCTCACGGGGAAAGTCACAGTCCCCAGTAGAACGGCCGGAACAGTTCGACAGTCGCCCCCGTCGCGTGCGACTTCACCACCCCGTTGACGCTGCGGGTAACGGTAAGAGTCTGCGCCGCGCCCGTGCCCGAAACACCCGTGACCGTCATCTCTTCCCCACCGATGATGATCGCGTAATCCCCATCGTCGTGGGTCCACTTCGGGCCCGTCGGCGTCGTCACGTCGACACCGGTCTCGGTCGAGTCGAGCGCTTCGGTCGTGGTCGTCCCGTCGCTGGTGTAGAAGTCGGCCGCGTCATCCCACACCAGGATGTCGAACGGCGACGCCGGGGACAGCCGGTAATCGTAGGAGTGGACGAACTGCGACAGGACCGCCGACCAGCCGCGCACCACCTGCCGTTGATCGTCCGGGGCACCCAACGACGTCGGCGGGTCATCGATCTCGATCACGTCACCGACCTTCAGCCTGCGGATCACGCTACGGGCGGCGTCGGTCGCGAAATCGGCGCGCTGCAGCTGCAGCACCAGCTTGCCGACCCGCTGCTCGTTCACCGTCCCCTGCTGCAGCAGCAGACTGGCGTGATCGTCGAGCTGCGCGTCGGTCTCCAGATTCAAATTCACCTGCTGCGCGTACCCGCCGCCCGCACCCGCGGGCGGGTCCAGGATCGACAACGGTCCCGACTCCAGCACCGACCGGATACTCGACCCGGTCGCCGTCGCACCGGCCGCGGTGCGGGTCACCGTCACGTCGTTGACCAGCGCGACGTCATCCTCGGCAGGTTCGTACTCCGACGGGTCATGCCCCGTGTAGCTGAGAACCACCGCCGAGTCCTGCGTGTAGAGCGTCACCCGCGGCCGGAACGCCAGGCCCTCGCGATCCATCGGCTCGTGCAGGATCCCGTGGTCGACCGCTTCAGCCTCCCGCAGCAGCGCCATCAGCGACGCCTGCCCCTGCGGCCCCATCCGCTCGGTGTCCGCGAGCGACCCATACCAGGTCAGCTGCACCCCGTTCTCTTCGCACAAGCGCGCGATCCGGGCGCCCGCGGTCTCACCCCGGTAGGCGTTCAACTGGTCCGACAGGTCGAACAGGCTGGCGATCGTGTCCCGCACCACGACGTGCCCGACCACCGCGTCCGTGCCGGTGATCTGCGCGGCCCGGTTCACCCTGACCCGTTGCGCCACACCGAGATCCTGACCGGCCGCCGTCGCCCCGAACGTGATGCCCGACGTGTCCCCTACTTCGAGGACCGACAGGTCATAGTCGACGTTCGCGCCCGACTCCAAGAGGTCCAGCTGCACCCACAGCTGCCGGTCGTCGACGTTGAACGCCGTAGGCCCCGACGTCCCCACCGCGGCCCCCTCCTCATCGAACCACGACACGGTAAGCGCACCACCGGTGGTGTAGATGATGTCCCACCGGCCACCCTGAGCGTTGATCGACATCACGATCGAGTTGTTCGGCGTCCCCGTCGGCAGGAACATCAACCACTGCAACGAAATCTCACCCGTGTCGGTGTACGGCTTGACCAGCCCGTTCCACCTGCTGCCGCCGAGACCGGGGAGCGCGGCCGAGCACACGAACTGCGTCGACGACGCCAGCGACGGCGTACCCTCGATCGCCATTGGCCGGCCGCCGGTGATCCCAGGAGCGAACCGGGACGCGTCGGCGCCGTCTTCACACGGCCAGTACGCCCGCACCGTCGTCAGCGACGTGATCCCGCGGCGCATCGTGCTGAACAACACCGGGTCATCGACCGAGAGCCGCTGCAGCACACCGACAGCGTTGACCGGAATCCACTCGTCGTTACCGGTGGTGTCGCGGCGCGGCGGCCACCGGGGAACCTCACCGGTGAAGAGGAGATCCGTGTCAGCGATGTTGACCTCGCCCGTCAACGTCCACGTGTTCCCCGCAGCGTCCGCGAACGACGACGCGCCCGCCGTCTGCGTAGTGAAGTCCGGATTCCCGCGCTCGGTCCCGGCGATCCCCTGAAGGATCTTCGCAGCGAACACCCGCCCACGGACCACGCTCGCCTGCGACCCGGTCGCCGTATCCCCTACTGTCGCAACGGTTGTGGAGTTGAAAATCGACGTCGTCCCGGTCCCGATCCGGGCGTCACCTAACTGGGTCCACGTGCCGGAGATGGAATCCGAGGTGTAGAACGTCGCCGTATGCCCGCCTGCGCCGTTGTCGACGTCCAACGTCGCCCGCACCGCGAGGCGACCGGTCGGCACCGGCACCGGGATCGTCGACCGCAGCCCGTTCTCTGTCGTCCCGTCGTTCGACCAGTAGATCCCGAGTTTCCCGTCGGCCTGCAGCACCAGCTCGTAACTCTTCTGCCCTGCGGTCGATGTCCACTTCCCGACCAGGTCGACCGCCGTGTCGGGATGCCACGCCGTGAGATCCGCGTCGAACCGCAGATCGATGTCGCCGGTGATCGACAGGCCAGCCGAGTCAGGTGTCGTGACCCGCGCACCCGCGGCCGGCGTGCCACCCACCGACCCCTGGTCGGGGCCCTCGATCTGCAGCCACGCATCATCGGCCGTGACCCCAACCCGCACCGGCGTGTTCCGGGAGAACAGACCGTAGAAGTCACCGAGCGGGTTCCGCGGCGAGAACTGGCCATCGGTGTTGCGCCACTCCATGTCGCAGGTGCTGAAGTCGACCGACCGGGTCTCATCCTGCCCGCCCTGCCGGATCGTGATATCGGCCCGGTCGGCGCCGAACACGTCATTCGTCGGCAGCGACGTCCACGTGTCGTTGATGAACCACTGCACCAGCACCGGAAGCGGCGTCGAGGGGAACGTCACGGCCGGCCCCTACACGGCTGCCGCGGACTGCCCGCGGCCCGTCCCGAGCGCAACCTGCACGTTCCCACCGAGCCGTTTCACTTCGGCCCGCAACGGATCCACCAGCACCCGCCCCACCTGCATACCGCCGATGTTGACGTTCAACACGATCGGCGACATGTGCCCACCGCCGCCGCTCATCCCGCCGAGCATCCGCCGGGTCTCGCCGGCCGTGTGCACGAACGCACCCGCCCCGAGCTGCGCGAGCTCTGGGCCCTCTTCCCCGACCAGCACCATGCCGGACCGGGCGCCACCACCGGCAGCTGCACCGCCGACGACACCGCCGGCCCGGTGCTCCCCGCGGGAGTGTGCGATGTCCTGCGCCGACCGGTACGTGGTCTCCCGGATCGTCATATAGACAGTCTTCTCGTGAATCAGGTTGATCGCGTAGCGCACGTCACGCGCTTTCTGGATCGCGCCCGCAGCGTCCAGCTTGACGTGCGTGTCGTACTTCCGTGGGATCCCGAGAATCGTTGCGGCGTAGTCCTGTGCGGCCGACTTCGACATGCCGAAACGCATCGCTGTCTTCACCAGGTCGGCGCGGGACCGTTCCAGCTGCCCCCGGTAGTCCTCTTCCGACCCGCCCGCGCGCTTCACCGCTTCGGCCTGGTCGATCGCAGCCTGCGCGATGTCGTCGAGCGCTTCAGAGTTCGCCCGGCCTTTCTCGGTCGTGATGTCGAGAGTCTTTCCGTTGTCGTGCAACGAATCCGTGGCCGCGTCGAGCGCTTTCTGATACTGGCGTGCCGCGGACCGGCCGCCGAGCGTGACGTCGATCTGGTCCTTGATCGCGTCGACTGCCTCGTCGGTGGCCTTCGCCAGGTCCTCTTCCGACGCCGCCGCACCCTGCGCACCGTCGCCCAGCTTCGCCACGTCGACCGCCGCCGACTTCGACGCGTGCCCCTGGTCGGTTGTCTTCTTCACCACCACATCAACGAGACTCGTCAACGGTGCCATCACGTTAGCGATGTCCTTGATCGTCTCTATGTTCCCGCGGTTGTTGTCGCCTATATGGCTCCATGCCTCGACGTAGTCGGCCGTGGCCTCGGTCAGCTTCGTCAGGGCAGGGACCGCGGACCGTTCCAAGTCCTGGAACGCTTCTCGCATCTCAGCTTTCGACCGGGCCGCAGCCTGCGCCTGCCGTCCCTCTTCGGTCGCCAGCACCTTCGACGCGTCCGCCGTCTGGCGTTGCACGATCGACAGGACAGCCATCGCCGTTGCCTGCACGTTCGTGATCTTCGTCGTCGATTGCTGCTTGAGTTTCAATGCCTCTTGCTGCACCGACGCGGCGTTGATCGCGATCCCGATGGCCTGCAACGGGTCGAACTCGCCCGCGATCGCCGACCGCAGCTGGTCGGCCGCTCCGGCGGCGTCGACCTGCCCGTTCGACATGATCGACAACTTGTTCGCGAGATCCGGCATAGCGGCACCGAACTCGGCCGCTTTCTCCTGGGAGAACCCGAGGTTCTTCGCCAGTGACGCGGCCTGCCCACCGGTCTTAATGAACTCGGCCTCGGTCAGGCCGAGGTTCAGCGCGTTGTCCTTGGCTGCCGCCGACAGACTCGCGAACCCCTTAGCTCCCAACGAAACCTGAGCGTTCGCCGTGCCGAGACTGACAGCGATGCCCTCACCGAGAACCTTATTCGCGACAGCGGCCACACCGACCAGCGTGCCGAGGACCGCACCGCCCTTCGCTGCAGTCTCGGCGAACGCCGAGAACCCGCCGCCCGCTTTCTTCAGTCCCCCGTCGCTCAGCTCGTTCGCGGACTTGTCGAGCTTCTTGACGTTCCGCTCAGCGCCCTGCAGTACCGGTTTCGACGTGTCGTCGGCGGATACGCGGATCTTGACTTCGTTACTCATTCGCAGCCCTCCTCGCGCGTACCCTGTCGACGATCCGGAC